CATCACGAATGTCAGGAGTTGTTTTCATCATAGCAACACGTTCTTGTGTATTGAAGAATACTGGGACAATTTTATAGCCCTCATTAGTGTCAGCACTGATATTTAAGTCCTTGACATAATTGAACAAAGCTGTATCAATTGTCTCTAATGTAGAGGTCTGAATGGGCAACGGGCTGTTCTGATCTAAAAATTCTGTTTTCTTTGGCATTATGGCGTACCCTCAAACAATCCTTTTCTTGCTCTTCTGACTGATGCTGCTATCTCTACCTTATGCCCATCAAGACCAGCATCTTGTCCAAAGATATATCGTGGCTCAGCTAACTCCACTATCTCATAGTATTTGTTATCGTACTGGATGTAATCACCAACACGAACAAATAAATCTTGATCCTCTGTTAGTCTTCTTCGGTGAAATAATATAGTAGCATTATCTAAACGATCAACCCCGAACTCCTCAGACGTTGTATTAGATCCTTCGTACTGCACTAAAACATGAACATGAACTGGAGGTAAGAATACTTTTCGTATAGCTTCACCATACAATGGATGAAAATTACTTGTCTCTACATCAATAGGAAAATATAATATTCTTTGACCAATAATCTTTTCTATAATTTCATCTGTGATTTGCTTTGTAAAATCACGTTCTTTTTTACCTACAAATAACGGCCCTGGAGGAGCACCTGGTTGTGTCCATTCATTTGACATCTATCTACCCCACGTAGATGCCATATGGCACCTTTTGCAATGTTTCATTAACTGTATTCATTAGAGAGGCATCGCCCTCTGATAGCTTGACATATGTTAATTCATCTAGTACAGTCTTCAATTCCTCTCTGAGAGCATTTTGTTCTTCCTTGCCCTCTGAAATTAGTGCGGCACCATTAAGAGTAACATCGTTGCCTGGTATTGGTAAAGAACCTAACTTAGATCTTATTTGACCCAATGTTTCTTTACATAGAGCTAATGCAAAACGCCTAATCCATTGTTTACCAATACTATTAATATTAGCGTATGGTACATTAGGGAATGGTAGTGTATTCATGTTATTCACTCCATCTGAACCATATTGACGATCTGACTCTTCATCATAAGCCTCTGTAGAACTAAGTCTAAATTTAACATAAAACTTAGCGGGTGAGCTTGTGTTTGGTATAGGAAATATTCTTAGTCTATTGTTAATAATTTCATAAGAGTAGTGAGAAGATCTCATCTTTAGATTATTTTCATAAGCGCTTGCTTGTAGTTCGTGCTGCCATACTGGAACTAACTCAAACGTGCTATCATCAGAATACATACCATAGGCCTGCAAATTGCCAACCATACCATAGGTACCACCACCAAAGAACCTCCAGGCTGAACCAGGAGTTCTATAGTATACTTTTTCAATTAGGATTCTGTTATTACCTACCGCACCTGTAAACGCTGCGCCTGCTGCACTACCATCTATAGAAGATGCTGATATCAAAGTTTGTAAATCATAATCTTGCTGGTCTGACACAGTGTCAAACGATGCTGAATATATTCTTTCGTTTTGCCCTAGCCCAATTTGCGATGCCACTGAGGACGCCACATGGCGAGCATATTCTAGAGTTAATTTAGTGAACTTCATGTTTGGTTTTAGATTAGTATCATCTCTATATGCACTAAATTCACCATCTTCGTCAAATGATCCAGTTGCACCACCCATCATATCTGCTAGTACGTTTTTAGCCTGGTGGGTATTGACGATATATGAATACTCTAAACAAGACTCTTCATATGCTTTGTAAACATTTGCTGGCTGAAGTTCTATATCTAAAACATTACCACCTAATTTTCCATGGACATAAGATACTTGATCTACGGCCCCACTAACAAAAGGTGCTGAACTATAAATCCCGAACGCTAAAGAGCTTACAACATCTGAATGTGTCCCTGTTGTGGGTAAAACCAGCGCACTTACTGTACTTGATGGACTTAAATCTGTTGGCATTCATTTGTCCTCCTGCAAAGGTTATTAAGTAACTCTTTATAAATAGGTTGCTCTTAGTGTCTTTTACAACATAAAACAAAAGCCGCCCCGAAGGGCGGCTAATGCCGTACTATCTGTACACTTTGTGACTATTAGTCAATCAAGTGCAAGCAGACAACGAGACCGTACATGTCAGGACGTACCATCTTCTTAGCGTAACGGGTCATGACACCCTTACGTGGTACGAAATCTTCAGTACCAAAGATGGTTGGTGTGACTTGTAGTGGCACATATGGAGCATACACATAGCCGCTTTCTAGGAAGCTGTTGCCACGACGACCAACTAGGACCACGTTACGTGGGAAGTATGGGTCAACCATGACGTCCATCTTGCGACTTAGGGTTCCTGCTCTTGATGCACCCCAGCTACCACTGTTAGCTTCTGAATCGCCAGCAACGTCCGCACGGAAACCGCTGGTGAACTCAAGAATAGCTGCAACTTCTGGTGAGCAAACAACAAAGTTTGCACCGCCACGAAGCGTCTTACGGTGGATGAGTGATGAAACGTCGTTGATTGACTCAAGGAGTGTTTCGTACCACTCGCTGACTGTACCTGTGAAGTCAGGGGCAAGACTTGTTGTAATGTCTTTGCCAGTCTCACGGTTTACAAATTGACCTGGGCGACGGCTCCAGTAACGAGTACCAGCAGTTGCGCCATTGATAAGATCACCAAGGATCTCTTGGTCAATTTCAAGACCGATGTGTTCGGAAAGAACGCTTGTCAACTCAACTTCAGCGTCAAGGTTGTGATATGCGTTCAAGTCCTGTGCAAGCTCTGGGCTCCACTTAGCTTTGAGCTTACGGGTGTTAGCCGTGACGGCCACTGAATCAATCTTAAGATCAATTTCTGGGATGGAACGTTCGGCTTCTAGTCCAAGACCACTGCTATCTGCACGAACAGCGCCAGTGCCTGTACCAGTTGTGAAGACATCATCCTTAGCGAATGTAATTGTCTTGCTGGCACCCTGGGTGATTGTACCGAAAACAGCCAATGAAGCGGCTGCGGAACCAGTGTTCTGAAGGACAACCAACAAGTTGCTCTCTGAACCTGAAAGTGGGTCAAGCTGCGTCAAACGACGAACAATTGAACCCTCAACAGTGTCGTGGTGAAGAGTAACAAGGTTTCTCATTGACATGTTGGTTGGCTTGAGAAGAGTAAAGACTGAAACGACTGAACCTGAAAGATCAGGGTCAAAACGTAGCAACTTATTGAAGTCTTCTGCGGTTGAACCATAGTCTGTGTCCAACATTTGGATTTCACTAGCTTGTGTTGCTGATGCAGTACCGTGTGCAATTCGTGAAAGAATGCCAGCGGCTGAGCCAGTGTGTTGTGAGTAACCTGTGTTCAAGTTGTAAAGACCACGCTCTTCCTTAAGTGGGTCAGCACCTGAGTTGGCACCATCAGTAAGTTGGATACCCTGACGGATACCTGAACCGACACGACCACCGCCATAAATTGACTGGTCAGCCTTAGCACCTGCTGCTAGCCTGTCTTCGCCTGTGACTACACCTGCACGGTCGCCACTGTAAACAAAGTCAAGGAAGAAGATAAGACCACTTGGTAAACTCATTGGTTGCACGGAAACAAGATCCTGTGCGATAAGACCGCCGAAAACACGACGGACGATTGGGAATGCAACGGCAGCGAAACCTTCAACGTCTTGTGCGCCAAGTGTACTTGACTCTTTAAGAAGTTGAGCAGCTTGGTTCTCAAGAAGACGTGCCATGCCATTACGCTGGTTGTCATCTCTGAGACCTTCAAGAAGACCAGTCTTTTCCCACTTTGCAAGTAGGGCCTCGCCTTCATGAGCTAGTGTGCGCTGTCTGATGCCTTCAGTTAGCTTTTCTATTACGCTCATTTTATTTTTCTCCTTTAAATGATTTATTGATCTCTTTTGAGACCTGCTAGAACCGCCCAGCGACTTAACTCTGGGTTTTGTTTTGTTGACGAAACTTCTTCTCTACGGGAACTGATTATTGTAGACGACCTTCTTTCCACTGTTTCAGACAACGATTTAGCTCTGGCAGTCTTATTTGCTGCCGTTGTCTTTTGAAGAGTTTCAAAAATGGTTTTTGCTTCATCAACCGTTTGTGCTTCTGAGATCATATCAGCAATTTTAGATTTTTGCCGCTCATTCAAGGAGGAATCACTTAGCACTTTATTTGTATAATACAACCGAGCATTTGAAGCATTAACTTTTTCTAATGCCACTTTGGTCTCGGTTAGAATATTCTTATATTGTTTAATCTTCTCTTGTAGGCTTTCTATCTCTACTATGCTTGCCTTAAGAGCTTCTTTCATTTCTTCTTGTCCATCACGAGTAGGGGTTTCTTCTGACAAAGCCATTTCTTCGTCTTCTTCCTTCTCGTCGTTAGAGTCTTCTTCAAGCTCTATTTCTTCCAATGCGAAATCAGGAGCATCAACTTGAACTGCTTCTTGCTGTACCAAGCCCTCAAGTGCTTCACGGATTTCATCATCGTCAATTTCTATTTCATCATCATTGCGGTTAGCAGCGTCCATTTCCATTTCAGGGTCTGCATCTGCTGCAACTTGCTCTTCATCTTCCAACTCAGGAACACCTACATCAAGATCTTCACGGTCAACCATGTCATCTTCACTGGGTGTTTCCATCGCTGCTTGCTGTATTAGTTGATCTAATGGAATCTCTATCATTTCATCATCATCAGAGAGGTGTGACATCTGCACATCATCTACAAAAGTATCAGCAGGTGCGTCGCCTGCATCACCAAGGTCATCAAGACCAAGAGCACCGAGTTCGTCCTCTGGTTGTTCTAGTATCGTCTGAACTGCGGCCTTTACCTCTTCAGAATACTTCTCAACAATTTCTTGTTGGGCGCTTTGTAATGCTGCTTCACGAAGCTGCTTAGCGTCAATTATAGCTTGCTCTAACATGTTAGACATAATTTAAACTCCACTTTGATCACAATAGATCAATAATAAATAGTTAGCGAATTAGCAAACGTTACTTTTTATCTGCTACATCAAATTATTGTAGCTCTTTATTTAGTATTGATACCTGATCCAGTAAGCTCAAACATCATGCCTGGTTCAATACCTGTAAGGGATGACACCATCTGAAACCCTGTTTGTCCATTACTTGCAAGAAAGTGTATTGTTTTACACTTCACATCCATACTAAGCGAGCCACTAGGTGCCCCGCCACCGCCGCCGCCTGATCCTGCTACTTCCACAAAAGTTCCAAAGGCGTTTATTTCGGCCCCATGGGTAGAAAATGCTACTCGCACTGGATTAGCACCTGTTACAAACAGTTGAATGTTTTTAGTAACTGAAGGAAAATTTACTGTTAGTATATCACCATTATTCATCAGTGACCTGGTTAAGTGAGGTAATCCTGATACTTGATATGATCCTACGTTACCTATGCCTGGTCGTCTATTTCTTGGGGTTGCCATTATTTTTTCCTCCGCTTGCTCTTATAACTATTATCGTCAAACGCTAATAGCTCTTGCCTTTTGCGATTTACTTTATCTATCACACGCTGCCTTTTTCTTTTATTTTCAGCGTTGCGCACAGAGTCAGGAATAAAATACCTACGATTTCTTATCTCCTCTATAACCCCTTCTTTTCTAACTTTTCTGTTGAAGCGGCGTACTAATGAATCAGTGTCTTTGATTCCATAATCATCAATGCTAACTTTTATAGTGCCTGATATTTTCTTTTTTCTTCTGTTATTGAACCTTTTGCCTCTCATCTATTTTCCTTTCTCTATTTTAGATAAAACATTTCCCCACTGCGACATTCCTGGAATGTTGCTGATGTCCAATCCTGCATCGCCTTGTGGGTTTTTATTTTCGCTGAGTGGTTGTGTACCTGCGAAAAATGGCATTTCTTTAAATTTCTTTTCTAGCTCAGTTTCTTGTCTTGCAGGTCGTCCACCGACCTCTTGCATAATTCTTTGACGAACCTGACTATTGCCTGTAGGGGTTACTGACTTACTCTCCTGTATGGTGGCCTGCCCAATAGACATACCCTGTGCTACTTCTGCTACAATCTTTGTTAGCATACCATCTTCAAAGATTACTTCTCTAATGCATTCTTTAATGATGTTTTTTAGTTCACTCTTTTTCATTCATCCCCCAACACGTCATTGATTGCACGATAAATACGATCTGATTTATTCAAATGAGTATCTAATTTTTTATTCTCGGCTACCAAGAAAGCACCAGTCGTGCTAGGTTCAGATACCAAATCAAAGCAAAGTAATTGGAAGTCGTCCTCAACCATGGTAACCCCGCCCTGTTGACGAGTAGAACCTAGACCACGGCTTGAGATACCAAGGCATACGCCGCCTTCAACCAGTTGTTTAGCAATTTGGCCTGATGGGGTGTCAAGAATCTTAACTTTACCCATAACATTGTCGCCATCCCACCAAACTTCGGTGATTATATGACTTGCGTTCTTTAAATTGATAACTGATTCGTCTGGATGATCCAACTCACCAAGTGAGCGGCGTTCACGAACCAATTTCTCATAGTTCTTAATTTCTCTTTCTAGAATTCCTCGTGGGTAGACTCTGCCATTCCCATTCTTAGCTTCTGCCATTTGAATTTTACCAGCTAAAATGAGATGATCACCCCTGCGATTACCTTCTCTCTCCTCTTCGGTAAGAAGATCATCACTATAATCTAGATTCATAAACTCTTTTAGCACGTATTTCTTAGTCATTGTTTTCTCCTTAGAGTGCGGGCGCTACCCGCACGATACTACTACCCCTGCAACACCTGGCGACTGGTCTTAGTCTCCATTTCTGTGTCCACGTTCCTCTTAGTTCGGTATTCATGTTGAAGTCCTCCATCCGATATAAGCATACACAGCGCATATGATGTTCCAGATGATAAGCAACCCAACAGGAATGCATTTACTACTGAAACATCAAATGTAAATAGTTCTGTAAAAGGGTTTAGGAGCAATAACAAGACCCCCACCCAAAATCCTACGCACATGGGACAGTGAAAAAAATGGTGTTTTGGGCGGATGGTTGAAAATATTGCTCCAAAAACTAAAACTTGTGTTAGCCCGTAGGCTATCAAAATAAAATATAAAAGATCCAATTTGCTTTCTTTCTATCTAAAACATATATCCATAACCAGCATACGTGTAGTAGGGAATGTCTGATTGATATTTTCTGCGCTCCTCCTCTGGTGGTATCTCACCAGCGTCGGTGCTTTCCTCATCGTTAGGATTGACAAAACGATCCTCTATAGAATTTTCATATTCTTTAGCCAGTTGGTTTTCAAGTCTGTAGGCCTTCATATATGTTTCGGTTTCAGCCAGAATCGCTTGCAGGGTGCTGACGTCTTCATTTTCTACATAAAGAGATTGCAACGTACCGTTGACCATACCACCTTCCAGGCTACCAACTTTAAGAACACCACGACGTGTCAAGGTATCTAGGTATGTTTTTTGGTGCTGGTAAACGCCTTCGCCAACGCCCATCTTAGGCACAGTCAAGATTCTCTTTTTATCTGGGGTTATAAAGATGTCAAAATAATCATGATCTTTTATAAGTAGCGCACCGTCAAGCGCCTTGCTCATTTTAAGCTGAACAACACGGTCTGGCTGTTCTGGCTTCTTTGGATCGTAAGTAACCTCTAGCCCACCTTCATTTTCATTCGTTGGCTTGTCAGGATTAGTAATCTTTACCTTAATCGTCATTTTGAATTTCGCTACTTAGTTTTTGCAGTTTAAGCATTTTCATTAAGAACTTTTCATCTATTGTGATATTTCTCATCTCTTCTATTTTCTCAAGAACATTATTGATACCCTCAAGCATAAAATTATCATCCTTGACAACTTTATCACTAAGAGAACTGGTCACAACATCTTTGATTCGCTCTAGTTCCTCATTGATAAAAAATTGAAATTCTGTATAACCATCATTAATAGAGGTTACATACTTTGATAAAAGTTGACGCTGCTCAGAAAGCAGGCCAGTATAAGCAGTATTAAATTTCTCAATAAAGTTCTTAACAACCAAAGAATCTATGTGCTCCATTGGAGTATTTTGTTCTTCAGTATCTTCAGTTATATTCTGTATTATGTTAGCCTCTAGAAGCACACGCTCTTTAACTGGTGTATCGCTCTTAAATATCTGAGCTATTGTGGCTAATGCTCTATAGTTTGGAACAAAGTTGCTGAAAACATCTTTAGAAATATTCTTGTTTATCTCTGAGATAAGTGCGTTCTTCTCTTCGGTGAGTTTCCTCTTATTAAGTGCTGCGGCTTTTCTCTTCACCTCAAAAATAAGTTTTTCTCCAAGTTGTGGGGGCAAGTTGTTATCTTTTGACAAGGCTTGGTAACACTCTAATTCCTTACTAAGCTCAGTTCCCTTCTTAAAGAATTGTTTTATTGTGCTAACTACCACTTGTTTTTTATTGTTATCCTCTGCTAGGATAGCTTTTGTAGCTTCTCTAACTAATGCTTCAAACACAAAACCAGTGTTTCTTTTCTTATTGTGCCTTGTTGCCATCTTTGCTCTCCAATTGCTCTATGAGATTCTTAACCTTTGCAGCCATATTTTTGCCTTCAAATAAAAGACTCTCATCTTTATTTAGTTCCTCAGTTACCCCGATGCCCAAAGTAGTTAAACCTTGTGCCCCTGGGAAATTTGATCTACGAGTATTTGTTTCCTTGCTACCTTGTGCTCTATAAGATCTTGTGCGAGGCCCACTATTACTTCTTCTATCTTTGCCTGCATGTTTTACAGGATAGTAAACTTTGCCTTTAGAGCCTGGGGTTAGGTATCCATCATCTCTCATGCCTGGCTCTGCTAAAAGATCACCTGTTTCAGGCTCAGCCGCCTCTTCACCGCCTGCGTCATCAGCCGCATCATCGTCGCCGCCAAGGTCACCTCCGAGGTCTCCGCCACCAAGGTCGTCGCCTCCACCGAGATCACCAGCTTCTCCCGTTTCTCCAACAGGTCCACCTACCATAGCTTCATATTCACCAACAGCTAGCTCCGCAGATTTTTCTACGATAGCTTTCTGCTTAGCGTCCTGGAACTGCTCTTCTTGTACTCTAGAGATTTCTTGATCATCTAATTTGAAAATGTTTTTGTAAACCCAGCGTCTTGAGAAGTAGGAATCAGTTGCATTGCCAGCAATATCAAATTTAGTGCGCAAATGCTCTAGCTCTTGTAGTTCTGCAATTCTAGATGGGTTGTTCAAGGATAACTTAAATGATGTAAGATCATCCCCACGATAGCCCAAAGTATACAAATGCACCACAACAATCTTTTCCAACTCAGAGATTATTACTCGCTGTAGTCTCTGAATAGTTCTGGCAAAGCGAATATCTTTTTGAGCCAATGTGGTTTTGTCTTCCATACTGTCAGACTGTGCTAAGTATGCTTTTGGGATCTTCAGGGCCGAGAACAGTTTGTCTCTAAGGTACTGGACGTCCTCAATAGCACTCGTAAACTGACCACCTGGTAGTGTTTCAATTCTTGATGACTGCCCACCACGAGTTGGAATATAATAATCCTCGTCAATGCTCATTGCATTATAACGCAAGTCTACCCGTCCTGTATCCTCATCAACAATCTGGGCTCGCTTCATTTGGGTCTTAACAGATTCAATATATTGTTCCACCTCGTTAGGTGGCATGTTGCCAATGTCAATATAAAATACACGTCGCTCTGGTGAGCGGACAACACGATAAGCAATCATTGCATCTTCAAGCAAACTAAGTTGCCGCCAAATGCGACGGGCTGGTTCTAGGACCGATGTTCCGTATGGGACGTATTTATCATTCCCCAATATGCGGAAGTGTGCTACCTGCCAGTTCTCAAAAGATACACTTTCACCACCACCTGGCCAGTAGTACTGGACATAGTTTGGATTTGTTGGGTCTGTGCCTTCAATTCTTTCTATTTCTTTGACGGGCAATGGGATGACATTTGTAATACCCAACTCGTCATCTACATCCAAGTACAAATAGTAATCACCATATTTGCACATGTTTCTAGCCCAGCCGAACATATTAAATTCTACATTCAAGACGCTATACAAAAGCGTTTGAACAATCATTTTTATTTCTTCGTTCATACATGCAATCTGCACAATAGGCGAGATATCAGATGACGTACTTATCTCATCTGCATATACATCCAACGTAGATGCGATCTCTGGTGTATATTCCATCTGATCAAAATCATTGTACCTTGATTCTCTGTGGGAAGTATTAAGTACTTTACTATAGATGCCCTCAAATGGATTATAGTATTCTTTTTTCTTAAATGCTTTTCCTGTAGACGACGTAAAAGTATATTTCTCATAGTTTGGAGCACGGTTCTTCTTAACCTGTCCTGACCTATAAGTAACTATAGGCCCACTAAACAACCTCGTAAGTCGTCTGAATAAAGCAGATTGTCTATTCCTTGGATTATTTTCAGCCATATCTATCCTTTATATATCCAGCCAATATCGTATTTTATACCATTGGTTGTTGTTTGTTCAGTATTATTATTGTTTTGTTTATATCCTCTCATCCCAGGGATGTTCGTGTTTAGTGTTCTCCCTGAAACCGATATGCCTGTAAGCATAGCCTTTTTATATTTAGTCTCACGATCGTTTATTGTCAAAGCAACACCCTGTACCCAGCAAGCTATTGCTAGTGCTATCACCAGATCATCGTTATATCCTCGCATGGCTTGGGCTCTACCATTTTGCCAGATAAATGTTTTCAACTCAGATGCTGTTCTAACAGAATTTATCTTTATCACACCATTACGAATAAACTCTTCTAATTTAGCAATAACTAGCGGCCTAGTCTTCATGGACATGGTAAACCCTGCGATGCCGTTCTTAGCTTGTGCCACTAGTTGATCAACGTAATCATGTGTTGATTTTAGAGAATAATATAAATTAGGATACTCCAACTCCTCTAGCTTAGACAAAACACCATAATCTCTGTTGTTCTCTATGACGAGCAATGCATTATTATATTCTGCCGCTATTTCCGCTATCAGGGGAGCATACATATCTGCTGTTAACTTGCCTTGATATTCTGCAACTTGTTCCATCGTGTCGCATCTTATTACCTGAACCGTACTGTAGTCTTTGCCATCACCCCTGGCAACATCACCTACAACAACATACTCAAGTCCATCTAATGGTTGTTCCCAAATCCAATAGTTCCTATCAAAGCCAGCCCTGTGTCCTGGGTCGCATGATTCCTCAAACAGCAGTTCAAGTTTATCACCTGAGACTACTGTCTCGCCTGAAGCGTTGAAACTACATTCAAGTTCTTGTGCGATCTCTCTAGGCGACATGTTTCTGGTCTCTTTATCAAACCATTTCTTGTCCCTGTTTGGGTGGACGCTCCAAGGTAAGTTCACATAGTTGAAATCATTCTTGTCTTCAACTGCCTCCGTATAAGTTTTGTGAAACCAATTACCAACACCATTCGGAGTTGATAATGTAATGGCTGCACCACCAGTTGATAGAGTTGGATATAAACCTGCCCACAACTCGTCAAGACCTTCAACGTGTGCTGCCTCATCAACCACTAGCAAGGATAGCGCTTCTGAACGACCAGCATCGCCAGACGTTGAAGATGCCTTAACCTGGGAAGCATTGGACAATTCAAATGATGTTCTATTATTAATTGTAATGTCAGCTATCTTTAGCCAGGGTGGTAGATGTTTATGAATCTGTTTTATCTTCTTCACTAAGTTGGTAGCACTTTGTAATTTGGTTGCAACCACTAAAACATTCTTACTTCTATGAAATAATATGAGCCAGCAGACGTATCCTGCAACCGATGTAGATAGTCCTAACTGTCTTGCCTTCAAGATAATATTGAAACGATTGTCTTGGAATTGCCTGATGACATCCTCTTGAAATGGATACAAATCAAAAGGTATTAGGCCTCTCATGGGCTCTGTTATTTTAGCATACTTAGTAAGAAAGTACACTGGGTCTTTGCCACAGCGTACAATCTCCTTCATTGCCTCACTTTTGGTGAGGGACATTATGCACTCGGCGTATCTGGATTAGCTGGTGCTGAGTCGTTCTCAGACTTCTTTGGGTTTTTAAACTGATCCATGAAACTCTTAATATTGTCCTCAATGCTTTTGCCGCCATACTCATTATCTCTAGCGTTTACCGCATTGGTTTCAGAAATACCGCCGATCTTGAATACTTTTTTCACCTTTACAAAGCTACGCTGACGTGACAAGTTCTGGACATGTATATCTGCGTCTCCTTCAGCAGTAAGCGTGACTGCTTCTTTTGTGATCTCATTATATCGTGATTTTAGCCTCTTAACGATATCACCAATACGCTGCTCCATTTCATTTGTAAATTGTGCTCGTGGGTGAACTTCCTTAAGCATTATCTCACTGTGGTAGGAGATAATGGCCTTATCATGCGCAAAGCGGATTCCAAAACCATCCATCATATTCTTTTTGTACTGGTCCTTATCCTCACGGCGTAAACCAAATTCTATAGCGTTGCCATCAGCATCGTAAGCTCCATCATATGAATCTGCTGCTGCTTGAGCAAGCCCTCTTAATATATCTAAATTCTTTGCAGCCATTTACTTTCTCCTATTTTTTATAACTTGCGCTAATCGTTGTTGATCAGGTCGCCAGCCGCTTTCCCATCGCTCTTCACGATCTTGAATGAAATCAACATAACAAAGATAACAACAGGAAAACCTATTCATATATAGGTCATCCTTCATTGAAAATGAATAAGTTTTGCAGACAGGGCAGCTTCTTGTATCTTTTCTTTTATTAACCCTGGCACTGATGTAGGTATTTTCTGCTATCTGTTCTTCTTTGTGTTCTGATTTAGATCGGCGGTGATTGGCTTTTTTCAACTGCTCTAAGTATTCTTTTTCCCTCTTATCGTCCCACTGAGATCTGATGTCCTGGGCGGCGTCCTTGCCATACTTCTCTGAGATGGCCTTCTCTACTGCCGCTATGTGGTTATAATCTTTTTTCACTTCTGATATACTGCGTGAACTATCCCTACAGATAATCCTGCGCCTACTACTAAACCAGTAAACACGCCAAGCACCCCACGGTTTCTATTAAACCAAGTATCTCTCTTATCAATAACTTTCTTAAGATCCACAATTGCTGCCAAGTATCCATCTCGCACTGTGGTGCAAACTCTTTTGTCTATTTTGCACTCTGCAATTTTAGCATCAGTATCAATCTTTAGTTGTAAGAATTTTCTATAGTTGTCCTCACTAACCAGAATACCGACATGTTCTTTCCCATCAACCTCTGTTGCAACTGGCACATCTGTAAATGATGTAACGGGTGCCAGTATAAGGGACACCAACAATAAACCTGTGATCATAAGTCTAAGCTTTCTCTAATACGAATTAAATCATTCAGTCTTTCTTTAGTATCGCTTATTTCTTTATTTTTGTTAAGCTTGGTATCATATATTTTTTTGATTGCACCGATCTTATCTTTTTCTAATTGACCTTTGATCGTAGCTATTTCCACTTGGACTTGAGCTTTTTCTATAATCTTGTCCACTGCTTCCGTGGCCTTGCTCTGCGGCTTCACTAGCTTGTAAAGATATAAACAAATAGCAGCTATGGTTATTGCTGCTATTATTATTTTCCAACCAGTTTTTATAAACCAGTGCTTTATTCTATTTGCCATGTTTCCACTTAGCCGCTATATCAGCAGCACCTTGCAATCCAATGTATGCGAGTGAAACTGCAACCCAATCATCACTGGCTAACATCCCTGTTGCCAAAAAGGCTGTTGCTGTGCCCCAAACGATTAGTTTTCGTGAAGCCCATTTACCTAGTAATTTATCTATTTTCTCTTGCATTGTGTGTAGTCCTCCTACAAGATTAAATAGTTTGCTAGATAAAGTTTAGAGTGGGATGTAGTTTTCCAACAACTTATTTTGATCACTGCGGTACTTTTGCACTGCTAATTCTTTAGCCTTTGCCTCAACCTCAATATCAATGGAGTGTCCATAGTTGTTTATCTTTTCATAGATATAATCCGCATGGGCTTGCGGTTTACAACTGGGGTCTTCAAATGTCTTTCGGCATGAAGAGTAGTGAAACAGAGGTCTTACATTATGGTGATCCCATGTACCCTTTGCTAGAATAAATGCTTCTTGTTCGGATAAACCACCAGTGTTGAATCTATGATGATGATAATCAAATGTAATCGGCACTTTTACCGCAGCAAAGATCCCCTCGTAAAGATCTCTAACAGAGTACATACTAGCTTTATCATCATTCTCCACCACTAGACGTTTTTGTGCTGACTCTGATAACGAACGATAATTACTTGACCATCTGGCCATTGTTGTTTTCTTGCAGCCATATACACCGTTACAATGAATATTGATAGGATACATATGTGATTTTGGCAGACCCATCAAGTCCATGATCTGGGCGTGCTGGTTTAGTTCTTTAATAGTTTTCTTGGCTAGCGCTGGGTTAGGAGAACCCAACACATTGAATGGTCCTGGGTGGAAAGATAATCTTTGTCCGTACTGTTGCGCTAAATCACCAACAGTCTTTAGTAAAATGCATATCTCTCTGAAGTCAGGTAGATCTTCTAGTTCATATTCAGACATCCAAGGAAACATCTCGGATGACATTCTATAAACCTTAAAATTGTTTTGCTCATTCCATTTCACAATCTCAATAAGATCACTAATATTGTTTAGTGCAAGATTGCTTACATGAGCCATACCTTTCTGCTGAAAGGTTGCTTTTCTGCATGTACGATTAACCGTGTAGTCTTTACGGATATTCATATTGATGCAACAATATCCTAATTGTGTCATGCGCTCTCCACTAGCGTTAGTTGATCTTGCGGTATATACTCAGTACGCTGCTTGACATCACCACACCACTGCACCTGTACAAGAACAGGAGTGCCACGGCGAGGTGATGGCGATGTAGAAACAACTAGACCCAGTAACACATCATTTGAATCAGCGCCCCACTCTACTAGCTGACCTGGCTTGAACTTTGGCATGATTGCCATACAACCTCCTCACACAAATAGTATAACACACTACTCTACAATACGCCAACAATTATTTACATTTACTAACGACTCTTCAAACACTTCGCCAGTGGTAAGCCACTGCATTTTCACCCAGCGGCGAGGTGGGTACCCATTGCTTGGTCTTGGGCCAGCATAAGACTTAGCTAGGACCAAAGCCAACTTACCATAGTCATTGCCCCAACGGGATCGCAAAAGGGTTCCAGGCTGCTGCTTTTGCCATAGTGTATCAATTTCGCTCATACAACCTCCCAGTTCGCTGGCATGAAAATAACTTTTGTCCCATTAGGGAACTCAACATCAAGTGCAACAAGATTTGTATTTCTCTTGGAATAAACCACAACACCGTATTCACCATTGTTACGAATGGTAATACTATTTCGGCAGTGCTTATTACAACGAACAAGTGTGCCTGGTTTTAGGTTTTCTGCTTCTTCTCTGGTCATCAACTTAATTTCTCTACATAGCGGACTGGGTATTGCTTTGATACACTTGGTCCAAATGCTACGTCAATTACTTCTTCTTCACTACCAAGGTATTCATCTTCAACCCAGTAATTAGATTTTGTTACAATCCCTACAACGTCTGCCACTGGATTAAGAACTAAGTCACCTATATTATAATTCACATACTTGTAAGTCATACTACCACAGCCGAGTTGTTAGATCACGTTCCTGAATAAAACAATCAGTGCCATCGGGCCTGAGTACCTTCCAGTGTTGTTTGTTGAGTTTCTCTATCAAAACTAAGGGTGATTTTTTCTCAGCCAACCAAATAAACCAATTACTGGAATGATAAGTGATGGCTGTTTTACGAATACGAA